ACGACCTTTAACATCACGGAGGTAAGGCTCTACAATATTTCTAAACTGGGCGCGTGTGAATGCATCATTGAACTCAAAGAGTTGTCCTCTTGCAGCTGCTGTAATCGCTTTCTTAAGAACAATGAAGAGCCTACGAACATTGATGCGATCAAATGCACTTGGCTTGATCTGAAGAGTCTTGTCACCAAATAGAATGGTACCGTATCCGGGTGAGGAGATAACAGGATTAACACCTGCCTTATAGAGCGTATCGCGTTGTGCTTTATTGGGATTGAATGCCAACTTGACGACATTACGAATCTGTCCACGGTTAATACCTGCAGGGGAGAACCAAGGATCATTCGTGAAGTCAGTGCGAGCGCAAAGACCTGCAATATCTGCATTCAGCGGAATCCAACGATACACATCATTGTAACGATCATACTGATATTTCCAGCCGCTATCCATGACAACATAAGACGATGACAGATTGGTTAGATCGGTATTTCTAAACCCCGTCACATTGGTTGCCTTGGTTGAGTCTGAAAGATTTCCTTGTACATCTGCATATTCGGGTGAGCAGAAAACGACCACATCATTTCTCTTGCTCTCTCCGGTTAGGGAGTTAACAACAGAAACAACATCAGATCCGCCCAATGATCCAGTAGGAACAAGAGAAATATCATAAATTTCATCATTTTCTAACAAACCAAATCCCGTTGCAATTTGCCCGCCAGTTGCTTGAATACCATCATTTCCACTACTTAAGGACATAAATGCTTCATTTACAATAGCGTTTGCACTTGTTGTTAGTGTATTAAACTGAATATTTGTATTTCCTAAAGGACCCGTAATTAAAGAACCCCAGTTAGTAGAAAGAGGATGACTTCTCCAACGAATATAATTTGACTGTTCGTTGATTACCTTTTGGTAATAAATGCTTCTGCCATCTGCGCCAATCGCATCTCCAGCTTTTGATAGATACTGAAACTTTTCTAAAACAGTATTTTTAGCACCGGTAATGAATCCATCTTGATCGATTACAGCAATGTGAATCTCATCATTTGCTGCAGCATTTCCATAAGTCGATGCAAAAGATGAAATATTAGGACGCACATCAAAAAGTGCTTGCATTGTAGATGTTATATTAGCCCAATTACCATTATCGACTAAAACGAGAGCTAAAGAATCGCCTAGAACGCCGGGATGTTTAGCGGTCGCTAGGATCGATGTATTTGCAGTAAGAGAATCAAATATATCATCGTTTTTTATTAACTCTCCTCCGACAGGATTAGAATTAGAAGCTACCTGTATATTTGATCCCAGAGTTGCGTTAAGTGCACCGTTTCCAACAACGCGAATATTATACAGCTGATTAGCGTAACCCAAAAAGTTTGCTGCGGTAAAGAAAGAAAGATAGGTGTTTGCGTCAGGTTTTCCAAACTGGTTGACTAGATCAACTTCGCTCGTAACAAGTGTGGGAACATCAACAGGTCCCCATTGGAATTGACCCGCAAATCCACCTACAGAGGTAGCAACAGCAGGGACTACGGTCGTTAAGTCTCTTTCTGTTGTTACGATACCTGGTGAAAGTTGGTATGGCATGAAAATCTCCTTGAAGTTTATTTATGACAAATATTGTAATATGTTATAGTTTATTTATAAAATCACTCTTTTTGTCGGGAATCTGATCATACCAAGTTTTCTTCAGTTCATCATAATAGGTATTCAATTCACCTGTTATCCACAAGTCCCCCGCCATTACTTCGGCAGTAACCTTCTCAGGAACTCCCGTGTTTACCATACCAAACGGTGTCAGTTCTTCTTCAATTTGTTTCAATTGGTTTTCAAATAGTGCATTGCGAAGATTGACATTAGTGATTTCTTTGAAGTATGGGTCTTTTGCTGCCCAACCTAAGAGAACTAATGTCATCACCAAGTCGTCATGGTATCCTTCATCAGCTTTATATGAACCTCTCACTTCTATAAAGGTAGACAACTCTGATATAATATCTTTGTCGAATATCAGAAGCTTCTGAGACTCGACTAATGTCTTAAGGTTACTACAACCTATACTTTTTACTTGTCTAGATGTCTTAACACCCAATGTTGTAGAACCTTTGAATCCGGCAGACAGGAACTGTCCTGTCTTTCCACTACCCACCTTGAATATGTTTTCATACTCGAGTTCATAATGTAGAATATCTGCTATTTGCTGTCCGTTATCGTTAACTTCAATAAGAACAAAGGCATCAAAAAAGTCTTTTGCTACTTTATGTATAATATTAGGAAACAGAAGCGGACTGATCTTATTGTTTCTATACTTCCCAACTACCTTATATGGGGCTTGTGTCACATCGGTGACAGTAAACGCCGAGTAATCACCCCCCACACCCCGTGATGTGTCTACCACTATAACATACTGGTGCTCTTTTACAGGTTCTTCAAGGATATCCAACCCATCATCTGAGGTAAATACATAGGGTAACGGCGACATTCTGGCGATAACATCACCTGAAATGAGAGACGCTGATGAACCAATGAACGAACAAAGAACCTCTTGGTTGAATTTGAGGTCTCCGAGCAGCTTTTTCTGCTCCTCTGCCCACTTTTCATCCCGGTCAGGATGTTCCCAATACTTAACATCGAGGGGAACAAACCCATTAACACCTTGAACCGCATCATTCCAGAACTTCCAGAAGTGATTGAATCCCAATGGTGTAGACGTAAGAATGATTTTAGTAGTAGAACCCGCTGACACCACCGGGTAAACTGCAGTGAAAAACTCATCAGCCAGATTATTGGGAATAATCGCCGCCTCGTCAACATACAAAAGGTTAACAGAACGACCCCGGACACCCGACTTACTGGTTGCAGCAGTAAAGACTATTGATCCATTCTCAAGTTCAATGTCTCCTTTGTTCCATGTCTTGATACCTTGCTGCATCCAAAGCGGAAGATGCTCATACATCAACTGATATCTAAAGAGAATCTCCCGCGAAGCGAGTACCTTATTGGCAAGAATAGCAACTGTTTTGTTAGGTTGGAATAATGTATACCACAAAATATACGCCGCAACCGTCTGTGTCTTTCCCATCTGGCGAGGCTGCATACTGATAACCTTACGATTATCCTGCATTGTCCCAATGAACTTCTTCTGATAGTCATATAACTGAAAGGGAATGATACCGAAGTCAAGAGAAACTATCTTGCAATACTTCTGTATAAAATAAACAGGATCTTGAGTACAGCGAATCAGGTCCTGTACTTGGTCATGAGTATACTGAATAACATAACCAATCTGCTTTAGATTGGAGTTACCATTATACCTATTCTTGATATTAGCTGTTAGTATCGCTTGAGTCAATTGTCTTTACCTGCTGCTGTCTAATCATCTGCAGCAGATCATTAGTTGAACCCGCAAAGAGGATATTGTTTTGCTGAGCTATTTGCGGCACTGTATCTGCGGCAGGTTTCTCCAAATCTTGTTTTTGTTTTTGAAGTGCAAGAAGTTCTTTCGATACATCAGACATAGTTTTCATTATCTGACCTGCAACCTCATAGCTTCGAGGATGCTCTGAACTTCTAGCAAGCATCATTATGTCATCGAGCGCATTAGTACCCTTGACGATGACTTCACGCAATGTCTTTCTGGCAAGTTCGTAATCCGACTGCGTGTCATCTCCATCAACCTCACGAATCAGCTTTCTTTCAGGTGAAGGTTCTAAATTGAAAACTTCATTCAACTTGTCAGTCATCGAAGCCCTCAAATGTTTCAACAAACACTACGCTATTTCCCGCGTACACATTTGCATTGGTTGTGACAGTGTAAGTTCCTAAATTATTAGTTAGGAGTTCATCATTGTAGTAATTAACTTTCGCTGTTCTTATAACCCCTTGTTTTGTGGCGGGACCATAAAAATTTGTTTTCATAGTGAAAGACAATGTCCAAACAATTGCACGCCTTTCAGTGAACTCTCCATCATAATTGTCCGAGAAGTCAACGCTGTCAAGAATTATAGGAATGTCATGCTTAATATTAAGGTCAGGTACTGCCTTTATAGTAAGATTGAAGTCAGGGTTGAAGTATGGAAGGATCTGCTCTACTACTTGCAATGCATCATCAGAGTTCTTAGCGTAAACATACAAATTAATTAAAATATTATATGGTACGGGAACATACTGTGTGGTTAAAACATTATTACTCGAACTCACATACCGATTTTGTTGAACAGAAGATAGCTTTCTAGATGCATCATACTCAATCTTAATCATCTCAAATGACATGCGAGGAAGTGTTATCTGAATATTTCTTTCCTCAGGATTTGGAAGTTGGTCAATTCTAGCCAAAAACTTTTGTCTTGGGGCATATGCAAGCGGAACTCTAATGGATTT